TTAGTGTGCATTTCAACAATAACATCACCAACTTTTAATCTTCCAACTTGAACATAAGTTAAATAATACTTATCCTGATATGTTTTTCTAACAAGTACTGGATGATTATTAGTAGCTTTAAGCGTATTGTTTTCAGCAATAATTTCATAAAGTACTTTATGTCCAGTTTTCATTTGTTCAAGAACTTTTCTTTCTTCAAGTCTATTACCGACTAATGAATAAACATAGTCTCCAACTGAAAGCTCTGAAATGCTTCTTAAACCTTTTGATGTTGCAACTTTAGCATAGGATGGTAAACAATAAGTACTATCGCCTATAATACCAAGCATTTGAGGTGGAACACCCCATCCTGAAGAAATGCCCCTTGCTAATTCCCTATTAGATTCCATGAAATCCAATTCTTTTGGAGTCCAATTATAAGGAACTACTTTAGCTCCATTCTCAACTATCAAATTACTTCCAGCACCATTAGCGCCAGAATGTTTATCTTTTAAAAGGTTTTCAAGTCTATCATATTGTTGATCACTTAATGTGCCATCAACTGTAAATACTAAACCTGGTCTACCCTCATTTTCAAGTATTTTCTTTTGCCATTCTATAGCTTCATTCGAAGTATCAATTTCTCTCATTAATGCTTTTATTGGAGATGCACCCCAGAAGTCATCTAATGGATTTGGTAATTTTGAATGTAAAACATCAGAATCACCTGAAACTGGATCAATTTTAAATGGTATTGCTTTGTCAAAAGTATAACTATCTAATCCGCCAGTATTAGGATTAGTATTAATCTGCATTTTATCGGGTCTTAATGTATAAAGTTCTCTAGGATATTTCTCATTACCAATCATAACTCTTTCTAAAAAAGAATTACCACTTGCTAATAAATAAATAACCCACTTAAAAAGAACTGCATTAAATGTTTCATGAGGATTAGCTTTTTTTAAAAGATTCATTATTTCGTGATCTTCAACTTTATCTATCTTATCATTATTCCATTTAAAAAGCTTCCATGTTACATTACTTATAGACTGAGCAATCATAAACATAGCTCTAAAACAAATCCTATTTTTAAGATATGTCTCAGCTATAAATTGTTCATAATTATCAGGAGTCCAATGAGCACTGCCCATTTTAGTATTAATAATCTGTGTTCTGCTTTCTTTTATGTGTCTTGGTTTAAATATATTTAAAAAACCCATTTTCTACCCTATATCGATCTTATTATTCTATTTTGAAAACCTAAATCAGTTTTGTATATTGGCTGATCAAATCCATCATTGGTTAAAGTATTATCACTACCTGTTATTGGCTCCGCAAATTGCTCTTCTCCAATATATAGCTTTCTATAATCAAGAAACTTAGTTGCGTTTTGTGGGTGAACACCATCATTCAGTCCATAATAGACCCTAGTAATGTCCTCACTGTTAAATGTTTGACCTGATAAGTCAGATACTAATTGTCCCCCGACCCATATTTTTAATGTTCCTGCTGCATAATCAAGATGGTATTCAAGGGGAATCCAAATATTTTCTATCAATGTTGGGTAATTATTATTCATTGCATTTGCAGAAGTAGCTATAACAACTCTATTTTTTGTTATATCACCAGTTCCTTCTACAACTTGTGTATACTCTGCTTGAACAGTTGCACTATTTAACCAATTAAAACCAATAGTGTTTTCAATCATGAATAAAACAAACTTATCATCATAATCATGATTTACATCAAAGTTTAAGGGTAATTTAAATTCAAAATATCCCCAAATTTCACCGTTTTTTAATCTATTTGGTACAGCGGATGACCTGCCACAACCACAAGCATTCCCATTAAAATTATATCTTGTATAATCTGTTCCCACTTGAGTTATAGATGTTATTTCATCAGTTCCGCCAATCCCAGTACCTAAAGAATATTCACTAAACTCTGCAAATCCCCCTAAATCATAAGGACTGTAATTAGTCCATTTAGCTGGTTTTGTTCCGTATCCGTTGTATAATGCTAAAATTAGTCCATCGGAAGGAACTGAGCCTGTCCAAGAATATACCCTGGGGTCACATAATTCAACACCGCCTAAAAATCCTGCTGGATCATCGTAAGCATTAACAATCATCTCACCTTCGACTTTTAGAGTCTGTCCAAGCGTTTTTATATGCACGCCATCTAAATATACTTTCATGCTGCCAACGCCATTATAGACCAAAACCAAATGGTGCCATGTTGCAAAATCATACTCAGTAGCTGCTAAAATATCTCCGCTGGGAGTATCAATAGTACCATCCCATGATCTTACTGCCGTACCGCTAGTGGCTTTCCATCTCATTATGCACCCTTGATGTAATATCTGGTGCCTAAAAAGAAATGAAATAACAGGATTTGAAACACTTGGTATTCCTGCAACATTTCTTAAAACGTCCTTCCCTGTTCGTGATCCTTTCTTATAGCCTCGTTTGTGAAGACCAATATAACTTCTATCAGTCATTCCTATCAATGGGTTTAAAGTATTTGATTTACACCATCTTATATCGTTGTCACCATCATAAGGAGTTAGATGTTTACCACCTACAATATCATTTAATGTAGATCCTGTGCCTTCATCACAAGGCCAGTGGTGTTTTAGTGTTACTGCCATTTATTATTTTCCACCCTTTCTTAAATTATCCTCAGCCCAGTACGGCCCAACCAATTACTCTTAAACTCAACTCATTTGCACCACTTTTACATGAAAGTGTAAAAATCATCTTTTCATCGCTTTCAAATACTAAAGGATCGAGATAATCAACCCATAAATTTTGCGATCCAATTATTGCATAACTTAAAAGAGTCATGTTAAAAATAGTACTTAAATTACCGCTTTGACTTGTTGCTACTATAAAATCTTCTGTTGATGCAAAAGCAGACGAACAACGAACTCTTATTTCTTTAAGCTCCCATCTTTTACCAATATCTATTGTTTTTTCTAATATACCATCATCTCCATTGGCTGCAAAAAACGTAAACTGTGTTTTTCTATCATAAGGTGTCATAACCTCAGTGTCAAAATCACTATAATTTCCCATTATTTTTCCTTATTTTCTATTCTCAATGTAACCACCAGCACTTATTCTAAATTCTAATAGCCCTGATAAATCATCATTTACTGTCATTGTCATTTTATCATCATCTTCAGCTTTTAATATTACTGCCTGTGGAAATAAAACATTTATTGCTACCCATGAATTGGTTCCATCTGAACCATAACCTGTAACTTGTCCATTACTAAAATTCATCATATCTAAATGTCTTTTAATAGATGTTGTTACTATAGGTTCGCCATTTTTAATTCTCTGATAAGTTATTCCTGTATCTAACTCTCCAACCCCAAGCCAACCATCATATGGTATTTTTGGCATTGTACTATCAGTTAATACTGGATTATACACATCAGCATAAACTATCATAAATTTATCAACATAATACCATGTTCCCTGCTGTGGTTTCACGGTATATATGATTGGATCACCAGTTTCTTCAAATTGTATATCATCAAGAAAATATTGAGGCTTAATTCCAGTTGAAGCTTCTTGTTGAAATCTAATTGCATCAACAGTTATAGTTCCTGAAACTCCTAAATCATCTAATGGTATAGTTATCTTTTGCCAAGCATCAAAATCTGAGAAATTAAAATAATCTTCTAAAAATACCTTATTGCCAACTTGCGTTCCAGTATCTATATCCCAACAATAAACTGATGTAGATTCGCCTAAATCCCAATTATTATCAATATATATCCAAATAGTCAAACTTACAAAACCACTTAAATTAACATCTGACCCTTTTGCAAATTGCCATATATCATTTGTATTAGGTTTATTAGCATAAACACTTTGTGAACCACCATGAAATTTTAACACACTATTGAATACAACTGTAACACCAGTTATATTTGAGCCAGTCCATAATATAGAATCAATACCATCATGAATTTCTTCGGGAGTACCGCCAGCAGCAGCATTCTGGTTCATGTTTACACCATAATCTGCATTAGTAAAAAATGATAACCTATTCTCAAAAGTTTTAAGAGGGCGTGTAGCTACTACTAATCCGTTTTTTTCTGCTCCATTCTCAACTTGTGCTTGAATACCAGTCATTGGATCAGTAATTATGCTTTTTATCATTCCTCACCTATAATATCTATCGCTAAATCTAAAAACCCCTCTAATGCTGTGGTCCCTGTTTGAGCGTACATTGTAAATACACCATTTTTAGCAAGTACAATATCCATTTCAAAATTTCTATAATTTGTACCACTACCTGTTGCATGATAAAATCTATAAGCAGTATTGCCACCAGATAAACCAGTTATATTATTTCCGTCTTGAATAGTTCCTGTAATTGATTGACCAGAACTTGTATTTAAATTTACTGGAGAAATATCAGTTCCGGCAACTGGCGTACCATCATCTCCTAATTTAAGATCTATATATTCATTAGCTACTAATTTTATCCCAAAACCTTCAATAAGAAGATCTTTTTCGCCTGTATTTTTAAGGTAGAAAAAACAATCATCAGCACCTGTTGGAGTTGCAGAAAAACTAATTACAAATGCGGTTCCATGCTCATGATTTAAATGATGTTCTGGAGATGCTGAGATTGCAGTTACCTTTAATCTTCCATCATCATTTATTTGAGCGCTTTTTCCATTCCCAGAGCCTGATTCTATTATCAATCCCAT